GCTTGGTATGTCTACGCTTTTGCGTTGCGCGACGACGGAGGCTTGCAGGGTTTAGTCAAAAATCTTTTGACCCACATGCCCTTTTACCTTCCTCTCGTCGCATGGGAGCGATCCGGCGACACCTTGTCGTTTTTCTCCACCGACAAACTTTTCCACAAATATGCGAAACTACACACGTTCACCCATTGATCTGACGTCGCGCTGCCACTTTGGCGGTGGTGGCTCCACGCCGCCTCCCGCACCGGCCATGCCCGCCTTCACGCCGCCTCCGCTTCCTGCCGCCCCGCCGCCGCCACCGCCGCCACCGGAGATGCAGAACATGAGCGCGGGCGATGCCGCCAACCAGCAGCGCCAAGCCGCGGCCAAGCGCGACGGGTTCCGCAAATCCATCCTTGCCGGTGAAACGGGAGGATACCGCAACCCCGCCACAGGATCGGCCCCGAACAGCCTCCTTGGCTGATGAATGACGCTAACCTTCACGCTGGCTTGCTTCGCTGTGGGCATTGTCCTGCTCATTGCCGCGGCTAACGACCCCGACCTCTGGTGAAAGATTCCGTCCAACTGGCCGACTGGGTGCTGATGCGCCACAACGACCTCGCCTCCGAGCGGGCACCGTGGGACACCGTCTGGCAGGAACTGGCCGAGTTTTGTTTGCCGCGCAAGGCCGAGATCAGTGCCAAGCGTTCGATGCCGGATACCTCGCGGCATGACGTCCTCTTTGACTCTACAGCCATGCAGAGCGCGGCCACGCTGGCCAATGGGCAACTGGCCTACATTACGCCCGCGGACAGCCGGTGGTTTGTCTACGAGCCGCCACGGGGCGTCCGCAGCGACAGGGCGAAGCAGTGGTATGCCAAATGCAGCGAGATCACCCAACTTATGTTGGCGACCTCCAACTTCTACAGCGAGATGCATGAGACGTATTTTGACGACTCTGTCTTCGGAACCTACGCCATGTTTGTCCAAGCCGGTCGCGCCCATCCGCTCAACTTCTCCAAGTTCGACGTCGGCACCTACAGCATTGCCGAGAACGACGAGAGTGACATCACCACGCTGTTCCGCGAACTGGAACTGACCCCACTGCAAGCCGCCGAGCAGTTTGGCGAGGAGAACCTCTCCGAGAAGATGCGGAAAGCGGTGGCCGAGATCCGGCGCACCGGCAAGGGCGGCACGATCAAGCACAAGTTCATTCATGCCATTTACAAGCGTGAGGACGGCGACCGCGACAGCAAGAAGGCTGACGGCCCGAATAAGCCTTGGGCCAGCGTCTACGTCGAGCAGGCGAGCAAGCATGTCTGCCGCAACAGTGGCTTCGATGAGAAACCTTTCTTCGCTGGTCGCCATGTCAAAAGCATGAACGGCCCCTATGGCGTGTCGCCCGCATGGATGGCGCTACCGGAAGCCCGCCAACTTAACTTTCTGACCAAGCAGCTTGACGCCCTCGCTGAAGTGAAGGCATTTCCGCGACTCCTCATGCCAGCTACGCACGAAGGGGAAATCGACCTTCGCTCTGGGGGCGTCACTTACTTCGACCCGACCCAGCCCAACGCGGTGCCAAAGGAGTGGTTGACGCAGGGAGATTATTCCATCGGGCTGGAGCGCGAGGCCCGCAAGCAGAAGGCCATCGAACAGGCGTTCCATGTGGACATGTTCAGAATGTTCTCCTCGCTCGACAAGCAGATGACCGCCACCGAGGTGGCCGAACGCTCGTCGGAGAAGCTCGTGCAGTTTTCGCCCTCGTTTACCCGCAAGACGACCGAACTGCTCACGCCCATGCTGCGTGCGGTCTTCGGCATCTTGATCCGAGCCGGTCGCTTCCCCGCGCCACCGCAGGACGCCATCCAGCGTGACGCGATGGGCCAGCCGGTGCTACCGGAGCCGGAAGTCAGCTACGTTAGCAAGGTCGCCTTGGCGCTGCGAGCGATGCACAACCTTTCCTTGGCAAGGACGATGGAGCGCAACGCGGTCATCGCACAAGTGCGTCCCGAAGTGTTGGACAATTTCAAGTGGGACGTCATCGCCCGCGAGACAGCCCGCAACGACGGACTCCCCAGCGACTGGCTGGCCGACGAGTCAGACGTCGAGAACGAGCGTGCCGCCCGCGCCCAGATGCAGGCCCAGATGCAGCAGGAGCAGAGCATGCTCAACATGGCCGAGGCCGCGGGCAAGGCGGGTAGCGTCAAGCAGGACAGCGCCCTTGGCGCTTTGATGAACCAAGCCACCAGCGCATGACCAACGACAAAGAACTGGAGCGGCAAAAGGATCTTCAGCGCATCACCAATGCCTACCACCGCGTCTTCGGCTCCGAGGACGGCAAGGCGGTTCTGGCCAACCTCAAAGCCTACTTCCGCATGAACCGGCCCGCCTTTGAGCGCAGCCTCACCCATGCCTACGATCCCATCGCCGCGGCCCTGCGCGACGGCCAAAGGGAAGTCATCCTCTTCATCGACCACAAGCTGTCGCAGCCGGTGCAAGCCGACGGCGACATCGAAACACCCAAAACGACTGTGACCCGCGACTAATTGCGCGGGTTTAGTCAAAACACCAACCCAACCACACACCATGCAAGATGCAACCGCCACAGGCACCCCGACCGACATCAGCAGCACCACCGCGGACAGCACCGCTGTTCCCGCGTCCACCGCACCCGCTAACACACAATCCACAAGCGAAGGCACACTACTTACCAGTGCGCCCAGCAGCACCACCACAGCGCCGACCGAACCCAGCCAGCCCGTAGAGAAACCGGAATGGTTGCCGGAGAAGTTCTGGCGCGAGGACAAGGCCGACGTCGAGGCGCTCTCCAAGAGCTACCAAGGACTGGAGCAATTGCTGGGCAAGAAGGCCAACGCCGTGCCGGTGCCCAACGAGAAGTCCACACCGGAGGAGGTCGCCGCCTACCGCAAGGCCATCGGCGTTCCCGACTCACCGGAGGGCTACAAGCTCAAGCCGGAGCAACTGCCGGAAGGCGTGACATGGGACGACAACGTAGCCAAGCGGGCCGCGGAACTGGCGCACAAGCACAACATACCCGCCGCCGCGATGAGCGAACTGATGAAGTTCGACATGGAGCGTGCCGCGCTGATGAACCAAGCCGCGGCTTCGATGATTGAGCAGCAACTGGAATCCGGTCGCGCTGAACTGCAAAAGGTCTGGGGCGACAAGATGCCGGAGAAGATCGAACTGGCTCGCAGAGCCGCGGTCACCGCAGGCGTCGATCCCTCCAGCCAAGGCTTTGTCGATCCGCAAGTGGTCAAAGCCATCGTGAACCTCGCGGAGAAACTCTCCGACGACCGCCTCGTGGCAGGCGACCAGACCGGCGTGTCCAGCACGCGGGCGCGGGCGCGGGACATTATGACCAACCAAGCCAACCCGCTTTATTCGCGCTACCAAGAGGGCGACCCCGAAATCGTCGATCAAGTGCGCCGGATGTTGACCGCGAGTTAAGCTCATGGCCAACAAGACCAAGGGCTGGTCGAAATTCTTGGCCGTGTCTTGCACACACGGCAACGAAGCCGACCCGCGGGCGCTCGACGCCATGCTGCGTTTGCGCGAGGCGTGGAAGCCGGATTTCGTCCTGCACTTGGGCGATGCAATCGATGTCCGCAACATGCGGGCCGGTGCCCGCCGCGACCCGACCGATCCCGACTACGGGGCGAGCATCAGCGACGATCTGATGCAGGGGCTGGCCTTCCTGCGCGAACTCAAGCCCAACATCTACCTGTGGGGCAACCACGAGGCGAGGTTGGCGCAAATGCAGTATAGCCCGAACGGGATCTACCGCGATGCCGCCACCGGCATCATGGAGCGTATCTCCACCGAGATGGACAAGATCAAGTGCCGGATGATCCCCTACAAGGGCGTCCACGCCGAATCCTCGTTCCTCTTGGGCGACACCGCTTTCATCCACGGCGCACTTTTCGGAGTCAGCGCCGTGCGTGACGCCGCGGAATATCATGGCCGCAGCGTGGTCATGGGGCACACGCACAGGGTGGCGATGGAAAGCGCGAGGATGCACGCCAAAGCCGTCGGCTACAACATCGGGTGCGGCGTCAAGCTGGACATCGAATACGCCGCAGCGAGGCGGCAAACGCTGGGATGGCGGCACGCCGCCGCCTACGGCCACTACAACGGAACGCACTGCATTGTGAACATCGCCGTCTTCGATCCGCACTACAAGTTGCCACTATGAAATCACAATCTGTGATACCGAAAACCGACGCTGAATTGGCCCGCTGGTGCCAGATCCTTTCGCAAAGCAGCGTGGCCCCCGACGAGGTGCCCGCTGGATGGTTCACCGTGGCCCAACTGGCCGACAAACTCGACCGCTCGCACTGCAACACCAGCGAGCGCGTGCGGAAGATGGTCGCCGCGGGCAAGGCAGAAAAGAAGATGTTCCGCATCCAACTCGATGAGAGGGTGCGCCCCGTGCCCCACTACCGGCTCAAATGAAGCGCACGCCGACCAAGCGGGTGTCGATTGACGGCAAGCCTTGGCGCATCAAAATCCAGCGCCCTCCGGCCCGCGAAGCCTACGACGGCCTGTGCGTAAAAGACGACCGGACGATCTTCATCCACCCCAATGCCATCGCCGACCGCGGCATCGAACTGGTCTGCCACGAGATTGTCCATGCGCGACTCTTTGACTTGGACGAGTCCTGCGTGGAAGAGATCGGGCGATTGGTCAGCGAGGTCTGTAACTGGGTGGCGCGGCAAAACGACGGAGTAATCGGATGACCTTCTGGCCGCTTTTGCTCTGCACGCTCTGCTATGCGTGGACAAGTGCGGGATTTGCCATGCAGCAAAATTACGCCATGTCGGTAATTTTTGCGGGATATTTCGCCAGTAACTTGGCGTTTCTCTGGATTGCGTGGCGATCCTAATCCCGTCGAATTCGATGGGTTTAGAAAGGGGGGTGGCAAAACGCCCCCCCCTTTTGGTTGCGTATAGCAAACGTCGCTTTGGTATACACAAGTTGCCGGTATGTGCAAAAAACTGTCAAGTATCGACAGGTCAGAGCATGGCGACGATCCGGCCAAGCCAAGAACGTAACCGCGTGAAAAAGTCCGCAGACTTCCTCGCGCTGTTTCGCTCGTAGTAACCGATCCCGCCATATATCCCGACGACAATCCCGTTGTCCGGTAGTCTATGCATGGTGAGTTCCTCCTTTCCGCATCGATGCTACGGGCGCGGTCAAAAAGGTTTAGTCAAAGAAACATTTGACCCATAGCGCGTCCCGCGCAAATCTCGCGGCAAGTTAGGCAGACAACTCCTTGTGGAGCCTGTCCAACGCGCACGCCCAAGGCCGACGACCCTCCGGTGGAGGACAATCGGTAGCGCCGAGGACAAACCACAACAACAACCCGACTGGGCCGACACGACGTCGGTTTAGTCAAAACCAAAGGAGTTAATTATGGCATCTGCCGTTAATCAAATCCCGCAATACTTCACGACCGAGTTCTCGTCGAACTGGGAGCATCTGCTTCAGCAGAAAATCTCCAAGCTCCGCGAGTATGTCTCCGTCGATACGGTTCGCGGTAAGGAGAAATCCTTCAACCAAATGGGCGCGGTCGAAATGACCAAAATCACGAGCCGCGCAGCCGACACCAACATCAGCGATGTTTCGCTCGCCAAACGCTGGCTGCGTCCGTTCCCTTACGAACACGCCACGCTTTTCGACGAGTGGGACAGCGAGTATCTGGGTGAGGTCAGCCTTCCCCAGTCCGAGACGGTGGCTAACCACGCCAACGCCTACGCCCGCACCGCCGACAAGGTCATCATCGATGCCGCTTTGGGCACCGCCTACACCGGAGAGACTGGCGTCACCCCGACCGCTTTGCCCGCTGGGCAGAAGATCGCGGTGGACTACGTCGAAACCGGCTCCGCGGCCAACAGTGGCCTCACCATCGCCAAGCTGCGTCAAGCGGCGTTCCTGCTCACCAACGCTGAAGTTGATGACAGCGACCCGCGCATCATGGTCGTCAGCGCCAAGCAGATCCAAGATTTGCTCCGCACGACCGAGGTGACCAGCGGCGACTTCAACACCGTCCGCGCCTTGGTCAACGGCGAGATCGACACGTTCATGGGATTCCGTTTCCGCCGTGTCGCTTCCAACCTGTTGCCCTACGCTTCGGGAACCGGCGTCCGCACATGCTTCGCCTACGTCAAGTCTGGCCTCAAGCTGGCCGACGCTGGCCGCAAAGTGCATGTCGATATCCGTGCCGACAAGTCCCACAGCCTGCAAATCCGCACTGTGGCCTCGCTTGGCGCGACCCGCATGCAGGAAGCCAAGGTCGTCGAAGTGCCCTGTGACGAAGTCCTCTAACAACAACTAACCAAGGAGAACTAACATCATGGCTACATTCTACGCCGACATCGCTCCGAGCGACCTAACCCTCAACGTCCGCAACCGCAGCAATAGCGACCTCACCCACGGTGACGTCCGTTACGCGGAAGCGACCTACACCTGCACCGGCACCGAAGCCGCGAGCGGAGACAACATCGAAGTTGCCGTCCTGCCCGTCGGTTCCACGCCGTTGCCGGAACTCTGGCGCGTGAGCCACGAGGCCAGCCTTGGCGGTTCCGTCGTCGCCATCCCCACCATCGGGGATGCGTCCGACGCTGACCGCTACAGCGCGACCTCCATCTCGCTCAATAGCTCCACCGCGAACTCGCAGGCTGTCACGCCCGCCGTGGCCACCAGCGTGTTGCCCCGTCACACCGTGACGGAAGCGACCCAGCGCGTGGTTGCCGCCGTGACCCGCACCAATGCGGTGACCGCGGGGAAGAAGATCAGCTTCCTCATCGCTTACAAGCTGTAAGCCCCGACTGATCAAACGCGCTGGCAGGCCGCGAATAAACGCCTGCCACCTTTTACACTTTCATGGCTGACGAAACCTCCATTGCCAATCTCGCGCTCGCCAAGCTGGGCATCAGCCCAATCATGGCACTGACCGACGACAGCAAGCAGGCCCAGTTTGCCAACCGTTTCTACGCCCAGACCCGCGACGAGGTCTTGTCCTCGCACCGTTGGAACTTTGCCATGCGGCGGGACACGCTCAACCGCTTGGCCACCGGCCCCGACTTTGAATGGGCCTTTGCCTACCAACTTCCGACCGATTGCCTTCGCGTCGTCCAATTGAATGGCTACGAACCCAACGAGCAGCAGGGGGCGTTCGCCATCGAAAGCGACCAGCTTCTGACCGACGCCGAAGAGGCCCAAGTCCGCTACATCGCCCGCGTGACCGACGGATCGTTCTACCCGCCACTCTTCTCGCAGGCGCTGGCCACGCTGCTCGCCTCGCGCTTGGCTGGGCCGCTGACCGGAAGCCGCGAACTGCCCAGTGCGCTCATCGAAGAATACGAGGCGCTGACCGGCCCCAAGGCCCGCATGGCCGACGTCTTTGAGGAGCAGCGCCGACTCAAGCCCGCGTGGGTCGATAGCGATTTAATCAAGGCCCGCTTCACCCGCTACCCTTACTAACGCCATGCCCAACCTCTTGGTCACCGCGCTCAACGCGGGCGAGTTGTCGCCCTACATGGATGCGCGAACCGACGTTGCCAAATACCGCTCCGGTTGCCGCCGTCTGGAGAACATGATCGTTTTGCCCTACGGGGGCGTCTACCGCAGGGCGGGCACCGAATACTTGGGCGAGGCCAAGAACGGCAACAAGCAGTGCCGCTTGATCGGGTTCAACTTTTCGGTGACCACCCGCTTTGTCTTGGAGTTTGGCGACCTCTACATGCGCGTGTGGGGCAACGACAGCCAAGTGCTTTCCAGCGGATCGCCCTACGAAATCGTCAGCCCCTACACCGAGGCCCAACTGCGCGAACTGCAATACGTCCAGATCAACGACATCATGTATCTGGCCCATCCGAGCCACCCGCCCTACAAGCTCTCCCGCCTTGCTGACAACAACTGGACGCTGGCCAAGGTTGCGTGGAAATACCCGCCGCTCCTCGACCAGAACACCACGGCGACGACCATCGCCTCCAGCGTGGCCACCGGCAGCGCCACGTTGACCGCCAGCGCGTCTTTGTTCCAAGCGGGCCATGTCGGTAGCCAGTGGGCTATCCAGTGGCCGCGCACGAGCGGATCACTCAACGAAACCATCGATGCCGTCAAGGTTTCGCAAAGCACGCTGGACATCCAAGGCGACTGGACGATCACGACCGTAGGCACATGGCTGGGCACGATCCGGTTGCTGCGCGTCCCGCGCAAGAAGATGGACGAATCCGGCGGGGTGGATCTGACCAGCCTTGCCCGCTCGACGACCACCGCGACCGCGACCAAGACCG